GCGTTGGTTGCCGAGGTTGAACGTCTGCGCAAGCAAGTTAGTTATGGCAGGCAACCTTACACGCCACGAAAGGGGGTTTACAGGTACAGGGTGCACCGTGATGGCTGCCTAGTGTTTGAGGGGACGATTAAAGAGGTTGATGAACATTTAAAAATAAAGCTACAGACAGTGCGTAATAGGGCACTTGACGGAAGAGTAGGACAAAAAGGTTCTGCGAAAGGTCTAAAAATAGAACGCATTGACACTAGGGCAGTCGAAATGGAGGGTATGAAATGAAAGTTAAGCCAGTACCAGTGAAGTTAGTTGCACAAACGTGCCTTGAGATGGCAGCTATTAAAGAGCCGGCACATGACAAACTGTTAATCGATACATTAGTCAAGTTTTATCACCAAGAGCCACCTGTGCCATCTTTAGAGGCCTATCGGCAAGGGTTGAGAGCGGGCATACGCATTGCATTATTGGCGACAGGTCAACGTGTGCCAGGTATTGATTTGGAAGGTGGTGAGAGTAAATGACTCGTAATACATTAGGCGATTTAAACAATCATTTATTTGCCCAGCTGGAGCGTTTAAATGACGAGGAATTATGTGGTGAGGAATTAGAGGTAGAAATTAAACGCTCAAAAGCTATCTCGGAAGTTTCTAAGCATATCATTTCAAATGCTTCTGTAGTATTACAAGCTGAAAAATTCCACACTGAATACGCTTCTAAGGACTTAAACAAACCAAAAATGTTAGAGGGGTGATACAGGTGAAACACTCATGGACAGCAGAGCAAAAAGACTTTTTACGCAAGCACTATCCAACACACAGCCAGCGAGAGTTGCTCGTTCTATTCAACCGTCATTTTGGCTTTAATGTTGGGTTGAATCAATTAAAAGCTTGCTTGAAAAATCACAATATTTTAAGTGGCCGCACAGGTTGCTTTGAGAAAGGGAGTACACCTGTTAATAAGGGTACGAAAGGGCTTTACAACGTGGGTGGCAATCGAACGTCCTTCAAAAAAGGTGACAGGCCTAAGAATTATAAACCTGTAGGATTTGAGCGGGTAGACCGAGACGGCTATGTGCTAATAAAGGTTTCTGACACAGGAGCCTGGCATGAAAGATGGCGACATAAACACAAGGTGGTTTGGGAAGCTGTTAATGGCCCAATTCCAAAAGGACACGTGCTCATTTTCTTGGATCGCAACAAGCAAAATATCTCGCTTGAAAATCTACAGATGATTACTAATTCTGAATTGGCTCGCATGAATCAAAAGAAATTATTTTACAGTGATCCGGAAGCGACTAAAACAGGCGTTACTATCGCAAAAATCTACAGCAAGATTGGAGAGCGTAAAAGGGAGGTAACCAAGTGATAAACGATAGCTTACTAGATTTACTAGGCGACTATTTTGTCAGTAAACAATTGCACAGTCAAGGTTGGACGTTTATACAGTTTGTTCATGCGTATCAAAACGGTTATTTCGAGGTGAATGAGCATGCATGAGTTTTTAGAGTTACTAGCAAAAGCAGCGACTGCTATGGGCATAGCACAAGGCACACTAGTTGTAGAGGACGATGTTGTTTTGGAAAAAGAAACACTATCCACTATCGCAGAGTTGGACGAGTTTCACCGTCAAAATGCTGTTGATTACGCTTTAGCAACCGGAAATCGTGAGGCGTTTATGCAGCTTACGAGCAAAAAATAAGAGCCCCTTACCGCTGCAACGGTTTAAGGGCTCAGAACAATAAACTTCAAAATTAGTATATCACAAAGGAGAGAGTCCATACATGAATATTACATTAACAATACAAGCACCAGGGCTTGAGAAAGCTATGGAAAGTTTAGCAACGGCATTACAAGGAGGGGCTATTCCGCAAACACAAGCGTATACGCAACAGCAAGCGCAGCAAATGCCACCAGTCCCAAATGTGTCTGTACAACAAGCGGCACCAGTACAACAGCCACCTGCTCAGCCAACTCAAGCGGCGCCACAGGCAGCACCTATACAACAGCCAGCGCCTCAGCAGCCAGTACCGCAACAACAAGCTGTGCCAACGTCAAACGTAACTTACACAATGGAGCAGCTGGCTGTAGCGGCTACGCAATTGATGGATCAGGGCAAACGTAATGAAATCACGCAACTATTAGCAACGTTTGGTGTACAAGCTTTAACAGCGTTGCCGCAAGAGCAATATGGCGCCTTTGCAACGTCCTTACGTGGACTAGGTGCGAACATTTGACGAAAGAAATTAAGCATGCTGAGAGAGCTCATGCATTACTCTCGGCATCTGCTTCAAGCCGATGGCTGAACTGTACACCGTCAGTACGGCTTGAAGAACAGTTTCCTGACACGACTTCCACTTATGCAGAGGAAGGCACGTTGGCGCACGAAATCGCAGAGTTAAAGCTTCGTAAGTATTACACAGAGCCTATGAGTCAACGTACTTTTAATACTCGTCTGAACAAAATGAAAAAGCATGAGTTGTACCAGGATGAAATGCTAAAGCATACAGACACCTATCTTGAATACTTGCAAGGAATCACGATCCCTATGGCCTCGGTGCCGTATGTGGCGGTCGAAAAACGGATCGATTACAGCGATTATGCGCCTGAAGGTTTTGGCACAGTAGACTGTCTCATTATCAGTGGTAACACGTTGTACGTGAATGATTTTAAATACGGTAAAGGTGTGGCAGTCAGCGCAGAACGAAACACGCAAATGATGTTATATGCGCTAGGTGCTTTAACGGAATACAGCTTCTTGTATCCGATTGAAAAGATTCACATGTCGATTGTTCAACCTCGTTTAAATAGTATTTCAGAGTATGAGATGTCTGCAGCTGAACTTTTAACTTGGGGTGAGTCGATTAAACCTATCGCGCAACAAGCATTTTCTGGGGTTGGTGAATTTGTACCAGGGGAGCATTGTAAGTTTTGTAAAGCTAAAGCACAATGCCGGGCACGTGCAGAGCAATATACAGCACTAGAAGATTTTAAACAGATGAAGCCGCCCCTTATTACAAATGATGAAGTGGGACTGATTTTAGAAAAAGCTATCGGGATAGATGCTTGGGTAAGTTCGCTAAAAGAGTATGCACTTGCAGAAGCACTAAAAGGAAATGATGTGACTGGTTGGAAAGCTGTTGAAGGTCGAGGCTCTAGGTCTTATGTAAATATTGATGAAGCCTTTGCCCACTTAAAAGAGAACGGTATCGATGACGCATTGCTTTACGATCGCGTACCGTTAACTGTGCCAAAAATTGAAAAAGTATTAAAAACAGAGCAGTTCAGAACTTTGTTAGAAGAACCAGGACATGTAAAAAAATCACCAGGTAAACCAACGCTTGTACCTTTGTCTGATAAACGGCAGCCGATTGCGCCACCAGATGCAGCAAGCGACTTTAAATAATAAACCAATCAAAAAGGAGAAATGAAAAATGTCAAATACTCGAATCGTTACTGGAGAAGTCCGTTTAAGTTATGTAAGTCTATTAAAGCCTCGTGAATCATCTTTTGGAGGAGATCCAAAATACAGCGTTACTTTATTAATTCCGAAACAGGATTTTGCTACTAAACAGGCGATTGATGCTGCTATTGAAGCAGCGAAAGAAGTTGGCCGTACGAACAAGTGGAATGGTGTTGTTCCGCCAGTAGTGCCGATTCCTATCCATGACGGTGACGGTGTTAAAGCGGATGGTACCTCGTTCGGAGAAGAATGTCGAGGGCATTGGGTTATGAATGCCTCGTCTAACGTAGATCAACCTGTAAAAATTGTAGACCTTAATCTAAATCCAATCATCGATCCAACAGAAATTTACAGCGGTATGTATGCACGTGTAGCAATTAATTTTGCGCCATATTTTGCCCAAGGCAAGAAAGGTATTGGTTGCTATTTGAGCACCAACGTGCAAAAAACAAGGGATGGAGAGCCCTTAGGGGCTGCTGCTCCTGCTGCAGCTGATGATTTTGGAGGCGGTCAATCTAATACGTATGTAGATCCAAACCAATTGCCATTTAATCAACCACCAACGCAGCCTGGATATGGCCAACAGCAACCAGGCTATGGACAGCCTCCAATGCAGCAGGGGTATAGCCAACCACAACAGGGCTATGGGCAAGCACCAGTACAACAGCCTTATCCGCAACAACCAATGCAACAGGCTCCACAGCAGCAATATGACCCTATCACAGGTGCCCCTACAGGTGGCGTGTACGGTTTATAAATAACGTATTAATTTGATGGGATGGGCTCGAAAGAGCTTCATCCTTTCTTAAAAAAGGAAGTGTTTACAATTCAAACTTTGAACATTGATATCGAAACATTTTCATCCGTTGATATTAAAAAAGCAGGGCTCTATAAATATGTGCAATCACCTGATTTTCAGATACTGCTATTTGCTTACTCGGTTGATGGTCAGCCTACGCAAATTGTAGATCTGGCACAAGGTGTAGAGATACCTCCAAACATTATTCAAGCTTTAGCAAGCCCGTCAGTTATCAAGTTTGCCTATAACGCGGCTTTCGAATGGTATTCCTTAAGCAAGTTTTTCAAAACACCGCTTGAGCAGTGGCGCTGTACGATGTTTCATGGGCTTTATTGTGGCTTTACTGCGGGTTTAGGTCCTACAGCAATTGCGCTCGGTTTACCGCAAGATAAGCAAAAGCTTACAACCGGCACGGCTCTTATTAAACTGTTCTGTACCCCTACAAAGCCTACAGCTAAAAACGGTCAGCGTACACGCACTTTGCCAAGCCATGAACCTGAAAAGTGGGAACTTTTTAAGGATTACTGTGTGCAAGACGTTGAAGTAGAAAAAGAGATTGCTAGACGCTTACAGCGTTTCCCTGTTCCTGAAAATGAGCAGCGGCTGTGGGAGCTAGACCAACAGATAAATGTTCGTGGTGTACGAATCGATATGGATTTAGTCAAAGGCGCCCTTTACATTGATGAACTTTCAACGGCTGCTTTAACTATCGAGGCATCTAACATTACAAAGCTCGCTAATCCAAACAGCGCCCAGCAGTTACAAAAGTGGTTGACGGAAAAAGGTGTTGAGGTTGAAAACCTTCAAAAAGAAACGGTGCGAAATCTTATCGATGAAGTAGACGGAGAGGTTAAACGTGTGTTAGAAATTCGGCAAGAGCTTTCTAAAACAAGCGTGAAAAAGTACCAGGCTATGGTTGAAGCTGTAGGCGAAGATGGGCGTGTAAGAGGGCTGCTGCAACACTATGGCGCAAACCGTACAGGGAGATGGGCAGGGCGTTTGGTGCAAGTGCAAAACTTGCCTCGTAACTACATTGATACGCTGAATATCGCCCGTGATTTAGTTTGTCAACGTAAGTCGGATGCACTGAAACTTGTCTATGGTAATGTACCTGATACGCTCTCTCAGCTTATTCGTACAGCCTTTATTCCTAGTAAGGGTAATGTTCTATTAATCTCAGATTTTAGTGCGATTGAGGCTCGCGTAATTGCTTGGTTAGCGCAGGAGCAATGGCGCTTAGATGTATTCAATACGCATGGCAAGATTTACGAAGCCTCAGCATCTCAAATGTTCGGTGTCCCTCTGGAGTTAATTAAAAAAGGGAATCCTGAATACGAGTTGCGCCAAAAGGGGAAGGTTGCCGAGCTTGCTTTGGGTTATCAAGGTGGGCCAGGCGCACTTATTTCCATGGGCGCCCTTAACAACGGCTTAACAGAGGATGAGCTGCCTGACATTGTGCGACGTTGGCGATCTGCAAACAAGAGGATTGTAGATTTGTGGTACTCACTTGAAAATGCAGCACTTGCAGTATTGCGCACAGGCCAAGCTACAGGTGTGAAAGGTTTACTCTTTGCTCGGGAAAGCGATATCCAAAACGGCTTAGACTTCTTAACAGTAACCTTGCCAAGCGGCCGCAAGTTGTACTATGCAAAACCGTTCTTAGCACTTAATGATTTTGGTAAAGAAGCTATTCATTATTGGGGTATGGACCAAACAACGAAAAAATGGAGCAAAGTCGGCACGTATGGAGGAAAGCTTGTCGAGAACGTTGTCCAAGCGATTGCGCGTGACTGTTTAGCTGTCACTTTAAAACGTTTGGATTTTGCGGGATATGAAACCGTCATGCATATACACGACGAGGTTGTGCTTGATGTGCCGGAGCGATTGGCTAATTTAGATAATGTAGCTGCCATTATGGGTGCGCCCATTGATTGGGCTCCTGGGTTACCTTTAAATGCTGACGGCTTTATTTCATCTTATTACATGAAAGATTAGAGGTGTAAAACATGCAGTTAATCGGAGATGTTGAAATTACAAAGCAACAAATGGCTATCTGTAGACGTGAGCTTCAGGATAAACTATCTCATTTTAAATCACGATTGAGAGAGTGTAAAAAATCCCGAACAAGGCTCATTAAACAAGAGCACAATACAGATGAAATCGATTATAAAATTCGCAAATTAGAAAAAGAGTTAGAATCTCTAAATGTTGAACTTAAGTATTTCTCTGCTAAATATCAACCTGTGCTTTTATACGACATCGTAATTAATTATAAGCTTCTGCAGGAGATTTTACGTAAAACAAAGATGCTGCATAATGTGCAGATTCAAAAAGGGTCAGACGCTATAAATGTTGTTTGGGATAACAAAGGAACCAAGGGCAAGTACACTCTTTATGATATTCGTAATAATTTCAAAGGTGTTATTTACTTTCCTGAATTGGTTACACAAGATTAAGCCCCAGAAAGGAAGAAGGCTGCCATGCAATTTAATAGACAACTAACAATTTCGTCAGCTGGTAGCAGAAAAGCAACTGTATGGCCAGCGCAATTATTATACTGGTCAGAATTTGTTGAAAAGCTAAAGTCTCCAGTGCGTAGCACTGAAACACTGGATGCGTATTTGAAAATGTCGAAGTCGCAACAGGATGATCTAAAAGACGTGGGGGGCTTTGTTGCAGGAGAGCTTTTTAATAACCGACGCAAAGCCGCCAACGTTTTAAGTCGTGATATTGTGACTCTTGATTTAGATAATATTCCTCCTAGTGGCACGCAAGACGTGCTGAAACGTTTGGAAGGATTAGGCTGTGCATACGTAACCTATAGCACACGTAAACACCATGAGAGCAAGCCTCGTTTACGTGTGCTTGTTCCTACAGATAGGACTATGACAGCTGACGAGTACGAGCCGATAGCACGTAAACTTGCTAGCTTAATAGGTATTGAGTTAGCAGATCCGACAACGTTCGAAGCATCTAGGTTGATGTACTGGCCAAGTTGTTCATCTGATGGTGCTTATGTATTCCAGTTTGCTGATAAGCCGTTTTTATCAGCTGATGGCGTGCTCAAAATGTACGGCGATTGGCGCAACATTCAAGAGTGGCCGGAGGTACCGGGTGCGGGGCAGATGCATGTTCGTTTAGCGGCTAAGCAAGGTAACCCGTTGGAAAAGAGGGGTGTTATTGGTGCATTCTGTCGGCAGTACGATATACACACAGCCATTGAGTCATTTTTACCTGGTGTTTATACGTCTACGGATGATGGTCGCTATACGTTTGTCGGTGGTTCTACAGCAGGGGGAGCTGTAATTTATGAGGATGGTTTATTCCTTTACTCCCACCATGCGACGGATCCGTGTAGCGGTAAATTAGTAAACGCTTTTGACTTGGTGCGTCTACATAAGTTTGGGGACGCAGACGATGAAGCGAAGCCTGATACACCGGTTAATAAATTGCCCTCTTTCGTGCAAATGAGCCGCTTTGCTTTAGACGATGCTGGCGTTGCGCAAATTATGAATCAGGAACGTTATGAGCAAGCTGTTGCAGACTTTGGCCAACAAGGAAACGCTGTATTACCAAGTGATGATAGTGCCTGGACTCGTAAATTAAAATTGAACCCCAACACAGGGAAGCCTGAACGAACAAGCGAAAACATGTTGATTGCTTTGGAAGGGGATCCACTTTTAAGAGGTCGAATAAGGCTCGATGAATTTGCGAATGTGATTAATGGTTTTGCACCGCTGCCATGGGCGCCAAGGGATCAAGAGAACACGGCTTTTTTATGGAAAGAAGACGATGACGCGGGATTGGCTTTGTACCTAGAACGTATTCTTGGGTTTTACTCAAACGACAAGAAAAAGCCGGCATTTATACAATGTGCTGCGCGTGGGCGTTTTAATCCAGTAAGGCAGTATTTAGACACGCTTCAGTGGGACGGTGTGAAAAGGCTTGATACTTTATTTATTGATTACTTAGGTGCATCTGACACGGAGTATGTACGCGCTGTTACACGTAAATCATGGGTGGCGGCAGTTGCACGTGCGATGCAACCAGGAGTTAAATACGATACAATGCCGGTGCTTAATGGCGCACAGGGGTTAGGTAAAACAACGCTTATTCAAAAGATGGGGAAAGCATGGTTTACGAATAGCGTTGAAACCTTTGAAGGGAAAGAAGCGGCTGAATTGCTTCAAGGTAACTGGATTGTGGAAATTGGCGAAATGAGTGCCTATAATCGTTCAGATTTAACCACGATTAAAGGTTTCCTCAGTCGCACGTTTGACCACTTCCGTGCTGCATACGCTACGAAAGCAGAAAAGCATTTACGTCAATGTGTGTTTTTTGGGACGAGCAATCGAAGCGACTATTTACGAGATGCAACTGGTGGTCGTCGCTTTTGGCCAATTGACTGTGGCGTGCAAAAGCCTGTTAAGTCAGTGTTTCCAAGTAACGATTTTGCAATTAATTTAGACATGGAAGTGGATCAGTTATGGGCTGAAGCCGTGATGTACTGGCGACTAGGGGAGCCCCTGATTTTACGTGGTGACGTGGAGATCGAGGCGAAGCGTCAGCAAGAGCTTCATTCAGAGCAAGACCCGCGTGAGAGCATGATAAGAGAATTTGTGGAGCGTAAAGTGCCTATTGATTGGGCTAAAAAGGATGTCAGTGCAAGAAAAATTTACTGGAGCGGCGAGTTTGGCAAGAATGATGGTTTAGAGCTTGTGGAGCGTGATCGCATTTGTGCTGCTGAAATTTGGACAGAGTGTTTATTAGGCGAGATGCGAAATATGAAACGAACAGATTCAATGTTGATTAACGATATCCTAGGGAAAATTGAAGGATGGGAAAGGCAACCTAAGCCTTACAGGTTTGGACCCTACGGTTTAGTAAAGGGCGGGTATGTAAAAGTTTGATTAAGAACTTATGTTTGTATACTTTCCGTCATTGAAAAACGTATACTTACGTCTGTTTTGTATACCTTCCTAAATTATGGATGTGTATACTTTGTATACTTTAAAAATTGAGAAAGTATACATGAAAGTATACGCCTAAAATACTGATATAAAAGGCTTTATCTATATTTGTATACTTTGTATACCTTAATATATAAAAATATCAATAATAGGCAGATTAGGCGTATACGTCATATATGCATAACGCCTAATCTGCCTAATTCCGAATCTATACGCGTGTGCGCGAGAGAGTCAACGGTTTTATTAAAATATGAGGTGTTTGAATGGAGCATTCAAATGTGATGATTATGGCAGAATTGAACCTTCTTTTAAAATACGGTCCTTTACCTTTAAAGTACGTTGAACAAATCTTTAAAGAAAAAGGGTACACCAAAAAAGAGTTAATGCACGGTATAGAATTAACAAACCTTAGAAAAGACGAGTGGAACGGTGTAACTTACTTAAGCTTTCCTGAGTTAGGAGGTAGATGAAGTGAGAGAAAAAGACATTGAAACGTATTTACGTGAAGAAGTGAAAAAACTAAACGGCAGGGCTTATAAATGGGAATCACCAGGCAATGCTGGTGTGCCAGATCGAATCGTTTTACTTCCGACTGGCAAGGTGTATTTTGTGGAGTTAAAAGCACCTGGTAAAAAACCAACGCCCTTGCAAATTGCACAACATCGCAAGTTAGAAATACTAGGCCATAAAGTGCATATTTTGGACAGTAAGGAAGCTGTGAACGAATTTATACAGTATGTAGATCCGATGTGGAGCGAAGCTCAAGAGTATTGGAAGGAACAAAGGAAGTGATGAAGCATGAATAAGTTTGTACCCCATAGCTATCAAAAATACTGCATTAACAGGGTGCTTAATACGCCGGCACTCGGGCTGTTGCTTGACATGGGCTTAGGCAAAACTGTTATCACGTTAACAGCCATCAACGATTTAAAGTATAATCGCTTTGCAGTGTCAAAGGTGTTGGTTATCGCACCTAAGAAAGTAGCGGAAAGCACTTGGTCAAAAGAAGCGTCTAAGTGGGAGCATTTACAGATGCTTAGAATTTCAACGGTACTTGGTACTGAGGCAAAACGAATACGAGCACTAAACACACCAGCAGATATTTACGTTATCAACCGTGAAAACATTCCATGGTTGGTCGATTACTACCGCCAGTCTTGGCCGTTTGACATGGTGGTCATTGATGAATTTTCAAGCTTTAAAAATAGCAGTGCGAAGCGATTCAAAGCGTTGAAAAATGTACGGCCTCATATCCAACGAATTGTAGGGTTAACGGGTACACCAGCACCGAACGGGATGTTAGACTTATGGGCGCAGATTTATTTATTAGACGGGGGCGAACGGCTAGGCAAAACAATCACAAGTTTCCGAGAACGATACTTTGAACCGGACCAGCGAAGCCGTGATCGTATTTTCACCTACGCACCGAAAGATAATGCAGAAGAAAAAATTCAGCAGCTGATAGGCGATATCTGCGTATCGATGAAGGCGGAGGATTATCTTGAATTACCTGATATTACTTACAACACGGTATTAATTGAATTAAGTAGCAAGGCGAAAAAAGCATACGAAAAGCTAGAGAAGGAAATGTTGTTGCAAATTGATGAATCAACCATCGATGCAGGCAGTGCTGCAGTGCTGACTAATAAATTATTACAATTATGCAACGGTGCAGTCTATGACGAGGATCGTAATATTGTAGAGGTGCATGATGATAAACTTGAAGCATTCAATGAGCTGATAGAAGGACTAAACGGTAAACCTGCATTAGTGTTTTACAATTTCCAGCATGACAAAGAGCGAATCAAAAAACTGCTTAGTAAAACAACTTTAAAAGTACGAGAGTTAAAAACCCCGCAAGATGAAACTGACTGGAATAATCGAGAGATTGATATTTTACTTGCGCACCCAGCTTCAGCTGCGTACGGACTAAACTTGCAACAAGGCGGAAATCATGTAATATGGTTCGGGTTGAATTGGTCCTTAGAATTGTACCAACAAGCGAATAAACGTCTACACCGACAAGGTCAAACGGAAAAAGTAATCATCCATCATTTAGCCGTCGCAGGTGGAGTAGATGAGGATGTCATATCAGCCTTATTGGATAAATCAAGTACGCAGGATTACCTAATGAACGCATTAAAAGCAAGAATTGAGAAGGCGAAAGAAGGTGCTTAGATGTCTCAGTATAGGTGGCTTCTTCAGTATCAAGATATTGAAAATGAGATCCGTCTGTTAGAAGGCGAATTATCCAGGTATAAACGAGAGTTAAGACGGTGGACTATAGGGGACTTATCTAAATGTAAATTGGAGCCGGAGTCTCGAGCATCTAAACTGGAAGAAAACATCCAAGAGGTAGAGCAGGACTTAGCCCATAAGATGAACGATTTATACGAAGCTGAAAAAACGGTTAATCTGCTGTCAGGTCTTAATCACCGTATTTTATATCTAAAGCATATTAAGGGTAAGACGTTGGTAGAAATTGCAGATGAGTTGGGTAAAAGTCCAAATTACATTTATGGCAAACATGCCGAGATTATGCGGATGTTACGGTTTAAGTATGAATTTTAAAACTTAACTTTTTATTAAGGTGTAAGAAATCCATATATCCTATTGCAAATCTGTTTTATGATGATAACGTGATAGTTTTGGTTAACTGTCATGGACGACACAAGCCTATCCTCCTCTTATCTTGAGAAGTCTGTCCTCTTTGGATGGACTTCTTTTTGTATTGTAATTCATTTACAATATAGGTAGAGGGGGAGGTGAGTTGGATGGAAAAGAATTTGCAAGGCATAAAAGTTTGTTTTTGTGAGCCTAATGGTGACTCTATTTTTGAATATGCAATCGACAACGCATTAACTGCATTAGTACCTAATGTGGGCGATAGAGTTGATCTTGATATTGACGGAACATATAGAGAAGTAACCGAAAGGGCTTTCTCATATGGTCCGCGAACTATTATAGTTCTTGTTTATTTGAAAGAAGTAAAAGAGCCACAAAAAACATATTCATTTGAGTAATATTGTATTTACTTAAAGCTATATCGATTATGGTATGGATTTTCTTATAACCAAAAAATGAAAACAAGAGCCAGCTGCCAGTCAGCCTGGTTCTTTTTGTTTTGTCGGAAAGGAGGGATAAAGGTGAGAAAGATAAGGTCAATTACACGAAAAGAAAGACCACCAGCAAATATCAAATTGCCATTTACTAAAAACTAAGGAGTGGGTGTGATGATAACAAAAACGGTAGAACTTCGTTTTCCGTATGTAATTACGAAATATAAAATTTTCGGTATTTTATTTTTTAAAATAATGAAAGATAAGAGGTGCTAAATGATGATTGTTGAAACACGTAAAACTAGAAACGGAACAGAGTACTGGGATGCAAAAGAAAAACGGGTACGATTTGTACCAGAAGGCAATACACCAAACTTTGAGGTTACTGATAATCCACCATCAATGTTAATGGGTGTTGACTTAACAACAGGTAAAGATATTACTGTGGTTAATGAACTGCCAGATGGACCTATTACTCAATTCTCTAACATGACTATTAAAGAGTTGCGTGAATACGCAAAGGAAAACAAAATCGTTATTCCAACTACATTGAAAAAACAAGAAGAAATTGTGACGTTTTTGAATAATGAGACACTAGCTGAAGGTGAGCTAATTGAAGATGATGAAGAATGAAATACTGTGATTTCAATGGGTGTCCTAACAAAATAAAACGTGGTAAGTATTGCGATGAACATGGACGGTCAGAGCAATCCAAGAAAAGGAAGAGTATCTATCACAACAGTAATAAGACCTTTTATAATTCACAATCATGGAAAGATATGCGCGCATTCATCTACGAACGAGAGAAAGGCTGTTGTCAACGCTGTGGAAGGTTTGTCTTTGGTAAGCAAGCGCAGGTACATCACATAGTGACAATCAAGAAGAATCCATTACTTAAATTAGAGCCGAATAATCTACGCTTACTATGTCCAACGTGTCACATGATAGAGGAGAATACGGATGAAACGAAAAGCGTGTTCGCGAATTATTTTTCGTGATGCCCCCCTATCAAAATTAATTTTTCTCTTTTTACCCAAGACCGGTTAGGGGAGTCATTTCTTTCGTTGGACAAGATTTTTTAAAAATAAAGGGGGGTGTGTAAAATATCAACAAAAAAGCAGAGACAACAAATGGTTGCAGAGAAAACAGAGGTGGAGAAAAACCGTATATTAAAAATTATGCGCGATGCTGATATTTACACACTTACCTTAGATCCTTTGATTGAAAGTTACCTTGATATTTTTGAGATTTATCAAACAATGTATATCGAGTGGAAAGAGAAGGGCTTCCCGGTTACACAGCGCCATACGAATAAAGCGGGTGCTACCAACAATACAAAGCACCCTTTAGCGCAGCAAGTTGAAACATGGGCTGATAAAAAAATGAAGGCATTAGATGCCCTTGGGCTAAATAATAAAGCGAAGGCTAGTCGTATTGTGACAGGTGGTTCGTCAATTGGTAAAAATGAAAAAGTTGAAAAGCCGAAAGCGGTGGTAAGCGAGTTAGACGCTCACCGTAATAAGTGGCGGAACAAGGCAGGTGGTTGATTTATGTGACAGTAATTGAACGTGGTGTAAACTATGCGGATATATACGCAAAGAAAGTGCGTAAGTCACCAAAGAAATATCCTAAGACAATACGAGATATGGTGGACCGCTACTACAAATGGAAGAGGCGTAAGGATATATGGTTTGATGTGGACCGTGCAAATGAAATGCTCGATTGGGTTCAGACTTTTATCCGACACGTCAAAGGTAGTTTAGCAGGGCAACCACTCATCTTAGAAGATTGGCAACTTTTCGCTTTCTCTAACATTTATGGCTGGGTCCATAAAAATGAAAGAGGCGATGTAGTACGTGTTATTCGTGAGAGCTACATACAAGTGCCTAAGAAAAATGGTAAAACATTAGTCGCTGTGGGTGCGCTTGGTTATGCAATGTATGGAGAAGGAGTACTGGGAGCCGATTGTTATTGTTGTGCCTCTGATTTTAACCAGGCACAATTTGCAGCTAAACCGTTTGCAGCTACCGTCCTAAATCATGATGCATTATTAGAATCGAGCCAAGTTTATAAAGGACCTAAGGGTTCCATATCATCCATCACGTATGATTACATCCATAATGATTTAGCATTTCAAAACCAGTTTATCGTCATGTCAAAAAATATCGATTCAATCGAGGGGTCTAATCCCCACTTTGTACTTAATGATGAGCTACATGCACAAGAAAATATGGAGCAATATGACAACTTTAAGTCAGCTCAGATTTCTCGTGATGAACCTCTCATGTTTAATATTTCAACTGCGGGAAAAGGGTCATCATCAGTTGGAATGCGCGTATATCGTGAAGCAAAAGAAGTTTTGAAGAATGATGATAATGATGCTAGTTTCGTTATGATTTTTGAGCCCGACAAAGGCTACGATTGGACAGACCGAGAAGTATGGAAAATGGTCAATCCAAACATCGGGGTTTCGGTAACCATGTCAGCGCTTGAAACTGAATACATTACAGCAGCACGTTCAGCTCATAAAAAAGCAGAATTCCTTTCGAAACATTTGAATGTGTTCGTTAATGGTGCGGAAAACTACTATGAGCAAGATCAAGTAGAACATGTTCTTGTAAATGACCTCGGTGATTTGTTTGGCGAAACTTGTTATATCGGTTTGGATTTATCAAGGACTACTGACTTAACGTGTGTAAATCTGAACTTCCCTACTTTTGATGATGAGGGGCGAGCTATTTTAAAAGTAAAGCAGATGTATTTCATCCCGAATGCCGATATCGAATTTAGGGAAAAGGAAGATAACGTACCCTATCAAGACTTAGTTGAAAAAGGCTATGTCACGCTTTGTGATGGAAAAATGATTGACCAAGAACAAGTACTTGATTACATCAAAGATTGCATGGAACTTTATGATGTACAACAGATTAACTATGACCCTGCCATGTCTCAAAAACTGATTGAAAAATGTGAGAATCTTGGTCTTGAATGTATAGCTGTTAACCAGTTCCCGAACGTGATGAATGCTATGATTGACGATGCTGAAATGTTATTTTATGAAAAAAGATTAATCACTGACAATCCATTGTTTATTTACTGTGCATTAAATTTGGTTGTCGTAACAAATTTGAATGGAATGAAGGGGCCATCAAAACGTCAGTCTAAGAAAAAGATTGATGGATTTGTGGCTTTTTTAGTTGCTCATAAAGAAACGATGATGTTGATGGATGATATTGATGAAGATGGCATGGAAGATATGATTGCGGATATTTATAGATAGAAAGGCGGTGAGAGATTGGGATTAAGAGACAGGATTTCGAATTACTTATACAAACAAGCTGAAAAACGCGGTTGGGTTGATGATGCTATGAGTCGCACTCTTCGCTATGGTGGACGCTATGTAGATGACGACAATATACTTGAATCATCCGATGTCTATGAGTTAATGCAAGACATCTCGAATCAGTTAATGTTGGCGGAAATAGTTGTGGAAGATAGCGAAGGAAATGAAGTAAAGAATCATTCTGCTTTACGGACGTTGCGAAACCCAAATAGGTACTTGTCGGGTTCAGAATTTATTAAATTAATGGCAAATACTTATTTGCTACAAGGTGAAGTATTCCCTGTTTTGGATCTTGACCAATTGCACCTGGCCACTAATGTTTATACAGAACTAGACGACCGATTGATTGAACATTTCAAAGTTGGTGGCGAAGAGATACCAGGATCGATGATTCGTCATATTAAAAATATAGGGGTAAACCACCTTAATGGAGTTGGATTGATGCAACTGGGCAGAAGAACACTTGAGGGCGTTATGAGCGCTGAGAAGGGATTGACAGACAAATATAGCAAAGGCGGACTAATGGCATTTTTGCTCAAGCTGGATGCACATCTTAATCCTGCAAACGGCGCTCAGTCTAAATTAGTTAAGGTAATATTGGACCAACTAGAACAAATTGATGAATCACGGTCTGTAAAATTAATCACGCTTGGTAAAGGTTACGCTATTGATACATTAGACAGTCCGATTGATGATGACAAGACATTGGCGTATTTGAACGTTTATAAAAAGGATCTTGGGAAGTTTCTTGGTATCAATGTAGAGACTTATACGGACTTAATGAAAAAGAACCTGGAAGAAGCCATGATGTATTTACACAACAAAGCGGTAAAACCCATAATGAAAAACTTTGAAGACCATTTGAGTCTTCTTTTTTTCGGCTCAAATTCGGATTTACGTATTAAATTCAAAATTAATATTTTGGATTTTGTAACCTATAGCACAAAAACGAACATTGCATATAATCTTGTTCGCACTATGATTACAACGCCAGATGATTCGCGAGGAATGCTTGGTTTCCAAAAGTTGAATACACCTGAAGCTGCCAAACTTTATATTTCTAAAGATCTAGTTGCGGGAGAGGATTTAGGAAAAGCGACCGATGATTCCTTGAAGGGAGGTGAGGAAGAAAATGCCGAAAAAGAGAGAGACGAGAGTAGTTAACATTACCAAGCTGCAGACACGGAGCGGTATGGATGACGAGCCTGTCAGAATTAGTGGATATGCTGCAGTATTCAATTCAAAAACCACTATCAGTGATTGGTTCACAGAGGAAATTGAGCCAGGCGCTTTTTCACGTTCTATTGCTGAAAATGATATACGTGGATTATTCAATCACAATTGGGACAAGGTGCTAGGTCGTACCAAGAGTGGAACTTTGAAATTGTCAGAAGATGAACATGGCTTGAAATTCGAAATTGAATTGCCTAACACCTCGACAGCACGTGATTTAGCAGAGAGCATGGAGCGTGGTGATATTGACCAATGCTCTTTCGGATTTTACCCATCAGAAGAAACCTGGAACTACGATGTTGAACCGGCACATCGTGTTTTGAATGAGGTGGAGCTTTTTGAAATATCCGTAGTATCTATACCGGCATACGATGATACAGAAGCGTCTATCATACGTAGCAAAGAAATTTCACAGAACGTTGAAAAACGATTGAAAATCATAAAACAAATAAACGAAACCCTGAAGGAGATTACATTATGAACAAGAAAAAACTACAAGTGTTATTGAAAAGAAAAATGGCTCGCCTGCAAAAATTGAATACGCGTATGAAAAAAAATGAAGTACGTGATGAAGAATTAGAGGATGTGCAAGAGGAAGTTGATGAGCTGGTTGAGGAAGTACAGGAAATCAACGAAATTATTGAAGAACTTGAAGGGGACGTGGAGGAACTTGACGCTGATTCTACAGATGAAGAGCGTAGTAAACGTAAAAAGCGTGCTGCACGTGCGAAAAAATCAACTCATCGTAAACGAAGTAAGCGTGATGGTACGGAAGAGGAAGTAGCAGAAGAGCTTCAAGGTGAAATTGATGATTTAATTGATGATGTCGAAGAGCTTATCGATGCTGTAGAAGAATTAGAGGACGATGTTGAAATCGTTGAGGGAAATTTAGATGAAGAGGCGCGTGCTAAAATTCAAAAGCTTATTCGAAGAGCAAAACGTGCGAAGCGTAAAAAGCGTGATGGTGTAGGCGATGAAGAATTACAAGATGAAATTGATGAGCTCACTGAACTGGTTGAGGATTTAATTGAAGAAGTAGACGTAATTGAAGAGGATGTTGAAGAGTTAGAGGGTGAGGGTGAAGAGGCACGTAGTAAACGTAATGGACGTGGGGGAACACCACAACAACGATCAGCGGCATCACGTGCGATTCGAAACAGCTTGTCTACACGCAATGCAAAATCAACAAAGAAGCGTAGTGCAGAAATCCGTTCAGCCTTCTCTAAATTTGTTGTGGGTAAGATTTCCGAAGCGGAAGCACGAGCACTTGGTATTGAAGCTGGTAATGGTTCAGTAACCGTGCCAGAAGAAATTTCATCTGAAATCATTGCATACGCACAAGAAGAAAATCTTTTGCGTAAGTACGGTACCGTTCATCGTACGGAAGGAAACGTTAAATATCCAATCCTAGTGAAAAAAGCAGAAGCAAACGTAAACAAAAAAGAACGCACTTCTGAAATTGTCGAAACAGACATTGAATTCGATGAAATTTTATTAGATCCTGCAGAGTTTGATGCGCTAGCGACAGTAACTAAAAAGTTAATGCACATGTCAGGTGTTAATATTGAGGATATTGTCGTTGAAGAGCTGAAAAAAGCATATGTACGTAAAGAGACGAACTATATGTTTAATGGTGATGATGCAGGAAACGAAAATCCAGGTGCTCTTTCGAAAAAAGCTGTGCCATATTATGAAAAGGTACCAACTGATTTAGAAGCAGAAGGCCTATCTCAGAAATTGTATCAAGAACTTGTCAAAATGAAAGGACAACCGGTTACAGAAATCTTGAAAAAGGCTACATGGATTGTTAATCGCGCTGCATTTACGGCTTTGGAAGGGTTACTTGACGGAAATGGTCGTCCATTGTTATACGAAACACCAGATGGCATGGGTTACCGCTTGCTTGGTCACTCGCTTGATTACACGGATGCAGCAAATGCAGAAGATCCAGCAACACCTGTATTTTATTTCGGTGATTTCAGTTCTTTCCATATTCAAGATGTCATCGGTGCTATGGAACTTCAAAAATTAGTAGAGAAGTTTTCAGGAACGAATAAAATTGGTTTTCAAATTTACAACCTGCTTGATGGTCAACTTGTCTATAGCCCATTAGAGCCGTCCGTTTATCGCTATGAGGTTGGGGCAACTGCACCGACTGGAGGCTGATTAAATGCCTGAATTGGATTTACTAGATAAACTAAGAAGCCACTTACACATCGAAGAGGACATGGATGATTCCATGCTCTCTTTTTATGTGGAGCAAGCGAAGAAATATGTGTACAATGCGACAGGCTCACAAACCGAATATTTGATTATTATGGTTGCCGGCATTATGTATGAATACCGTGTGTCTGAACAGGAGTTAGAACAGGCATTAAATGCCCTAACACCTTTCTTTGTTCAGGAGGTGTTTATAGATGGCAGCAAAGAGACAGACGAATCGACTTAAGCACAAGATTGACATTTACGAAAACAAGAAAACAACGAATGAGCTAAACGAGACGTCCTATAAGTTCGAAAAAATTAAAACGGTCTATGCTGAGATTGTTCCTCAAACAGGAAGTTTACAAAATCAACAAGCAGATACCATTTTAACGAACGTTACACATAAAATCATAGTCCGCTATAGCGCTGGAAAAGATATTACTCATGCTATGCAAATTCGCTTCCGTGGACATCGCTGGGCTATTAAATTTATTCTCAATCCTTATTTCAAAAACGAAACGTTGGAAATATTTTGCGAGGAGTTGATAGATTAATGGATTTTAATATCGATGGATTATCGAAATTTCAAGAGGATTTATTGGAAGTCGCTCAAAAAAAACTCCCAAAAGAAAGCTACCGAATTATGGGCAAAATCGGTGGTAAAGCACGCGCGCAGATTGCGAAAGTAGCCAGGAGTAAAGTGAAAAAGAAAACAGGTAATTACTACAAGAAATTTAAAAGAGGTAAGGTTTTTAAAGATAAGAACGGGCAAATTATTGTCCGTGTCATTAATTCCTCAAACCATGCTCACTTAATCGAACACGGCCATCGCAATGTTACAGCAAGCGGAAAAGAAGTTGGTTTCACACCAGGTAAAAAGGTAATGGATTCTGGTATACAAAAATTCGATGACAGCGGCGAGTATGGAAAGATGTTATCTGAGTGGCTAGACGAAATGTTGGATAGTGAAAAGCTATGATTACCTATAAAGATATTAAAAAAGCTGTCAACCAGAAACTCAATGTCTTGGGTGTAGAAATTAATAGCAAGGATGTTTCGGAAGGCTTTAGTAGACCTTCTTTTTTTGTGCAATTAGAGAACCCAACAAGGTCGAGCGAAGAGGACCAGGTGCATAAATCAATGACGGTCCAGATTTATTATTTTCCTACTGATCGATATGAGTATTCAATCGAAGTGTTAGACATGCAGGAAAACTTAGAAGAATTATTTGATTTAAAGTTGCAAGTAAAAGACAGGTTAATCAACATCGATGAGACGCATGCTGGGACAACAGATGGTGTTTTAAGCTTCTCGTTTGATATTGAATTTTATGATGGTCGAAATTTCACATATAACATCGACGGTACTGAACCACCATTTGAACCAATGGAGGAATTGGATTTTGAAAGAGAAGAGGAGTGATTAATTTGGGTTTACCACAGATTAATATAGAATTCACTACCCGTGCTGTAACGGCTATTAAGCGCAGTCAACTAGGCATTGTGGCGCTTATCTTGAAGGACGATATACAGACAACAGACACAGTAGAATATAAAAGTATCGTGGAGGTTGAAGCTGCTGAATGGTCTGCAGAATGCTATGACTATATCGAAAAGGCATTTCGTGGTACGCCAAGTAAGATTATTGTTGAACGCTTACCTGTAGCATCGGAAGACTATAATGCTGCATTGAAGCGACTAAACAATAAGCGATTTAATTACATGGCCATTCCACAGATTGAACAAGACGAAACAGAAATCATTGCTTCTTGGATTAAATCGAAGCGTGATAATGATAAAAAAACATTTAAAGCTGTCTTGCCAAATATCAAAGGTGACCATGAAGGAATCATCAACTTTACGACTGCCGGCATCAAGGTAGGAGAGAAGGAATATAGCACAGCTGAGTACACAGCACGTATTGCAGGTGCAGTTGCTGGACTACCTTTCACACGCTCGTTTACTTATTACGAGTTCCCTGAAATTGATTCCATCACAGAAATTGAAGATCCAGATAAAGCTGTTGATAACGGAGAACTTATCTTTATTAACGATGGTGAAAATATAAAAGTAGGGCGAGGTGTTAATAGCCTTAAGACTACTACAGTTCAAAAGGCAGAAGATTTCAAGTCGATTAGAATCGTAGAAGTCATGGATATGATTAAGGATGATATTCGCGAAACTTTCGATAGGCATTATGTCGGCAAGGTCAACAATATTTACGATAATCAAGTGTTGTTTATCACATCCGTCAATGCCTATTTTGCTAGTTTGGCAGGAGATGAAATCCTTGACCCTAATGTTGACAATAAAGCATATGTAAACGTCATTGCGCAACGTTTGGCGTGGCAATCAATAGGTACAGACACGAGCGAGTGGGATGACCAAAAGGTAAAGGAAACTTCTTTTAAACGCAATGTGTTTTTGGCTGGAAAAATAAAAATTGTAGATGCGATGGAGGACTTAGATTTTGACATCGCAATTTAAAAAGGAGGTATATCATGTCAAAATTACGTGCCAATAAACAAATTAACGGTACATTCGGTAGTGTATGGGTGAATAACGAAAAATGGCTTGATGTCGATTCTTTTGAAGCAAAAGTAACCATCAATTATGAAGATGTGAATATGGCGGGCGATTTAGCTACACACAAAAAAATGACAGGGTGGGCGGGTGACGGCTCAATGTCTGTTAAAAAAGTATATTCACGTGGGTCCGCTATTCTTGCTGATGCAGTTAAAAAAGGCATTTTGCCTGATATTAATATTGTTGGCAAACTTGCAGACCCTGACGCTTTTGGAGCTGAGCGTGTAGCAATCAAAGAAGTGACATTTAGTGAATTTATGTTATTGAAATTTGAACAAAAAACACTCGGTACAGAAGAGTTGCCATTTAGCTTTGCAGACTACGATTCGATTGATTTAATCACGGTATAAGGAGGAAATAGAATGACAAAAAAACTAACATTAACAGATTTGATTAAAGAAAAAGAAAAGTATCAGGTAAAGTCGGGTACTACGGCAAGTTTATTTATTGATAGACTTGGTGCCTCTATAACAATTAGTAAGGCTAATCGCTCCCTTTGTTTGGAATGTGTAGAAATGGCGAACGACCCAGCACGAGAGGATCAAGCGGATATCCACATGGTGTACAATACCGTAATTGAACCTGATTTAAGGGATGCGGAATTGCACAAAGCTTACGGTTGTGTTGAACCATCTGACATTGTTGAAAAGATATTTGAACCAGGAGAAATTGCATTGATATCTGCAGAAGGAATGGCATTAGCCGGTTATGGTGATGGGGTTAGACGGGTAGAAGATATAAAAAACTAATCAAGAGTGATGCTGATTTTTATTTAATCCATCACTATTTGCAAAAAGGTTATTCAGACGAATTTATTATTAATTTATCCTCCACGCAAAGACTGTTCTATGAAGCCAGTATGAGGCTACATTTTGAAGAAGAGAATGCTAAGTGGTCATCCACATAATAGCGTTCTCTTTTTTGTTATAAGGTGGTGAGATTTTGGCAGGGAAAAGGGTAATTTCAGCTGTCTTATCTTTAAAAGATAAAGATTTCGGTAGTGGTGTGAAAAAAGCATCTAAAGGAACGAAAGACTTTGAGCGTAAAGTAAAATATGCTGGTAACCAAGTGAAGCAATTTGGCAAGTCTGCGGTATCTAACTTTTCAAACATCGCTAAAAGTGCCGCTGGATTAGCTGTGGCTTATGTAGGATTCAGTAAGTTAACTGGTTTCATGGGCGAAGGTGTAGAGGCCGCTAAATCTTTAATGGATGTACAACGAAAATTACAATGGTCATTAAAGAACGTAAAAGGCGTTACAGATTTACAAATAGAAAGCGTTAAAAACTACGCTGGCGAATTGGCAAACGCAGGTGTTGTAGGCAAAGAGGTAACTTTGTCCGGTGTACAACAATTATCTATGTATAAATTACATTCTCATACACTAAAAAAACTAATGCCAGGTATGGAGAATCTACTCGTTAAACAAAAAGGTTTAAATGCCACACAAGATGATGCTATTGAAATAGGTAAAATGTTTGGCGAGGTCATGGCAGGTAATACCGATGCTTTAACCGATGTCGGGATTAGTTTTACTAAGGCTGAGGAGCGGATATTCAAGTATGGGACTGAATCTCAAAAAGCTGCACTATTGGCACAAGTGCTTGAAAAAAATGTCGGTGGTGTAAATGCTGAAATGGCAAAAACCGACGAAGGTCAAATCCATAAAATGAAAAACGCTTGGAGCATGTATAAAGTAGAGGTTGGAAAAAAGGTACTTTCGATTCAAGCAAAATTTGCAGGGTGGTTTAGCAAGCATATACCGAAGATACAAAATTTTGTATTAGGAGCTATGGATAAATTTACTGCGGGATTTGGTAAAGTCGAAAAAAACGGTGTGAAAGTTTTTAAAAAGATTAAAGATGCGATTCAAAGTAATAAGCCTGTTATTGACACAGTGAAAAATACAATATATAAATTTGGCAGCGGAGTATTAGCTGTGAAAGATTGGGCGGTTAATGCTTTTCAAAACATCAAAGAACGCATCCAAGATAACAAGCCAATACTAGACGGTGTTAAATCAATAATGGAGGATATGGGTGACAAAGCGCTTGATTTAAAAGGTTGGTTAGTTAGCGCCTTTGATAGTGCAAAGCCAGCTTTGAATTGGCTGAAAGACAAAGGATTACCACTTGTTGTTGATGGCATTGCAGCAGTTATCAAAAAAGCAACCGATACCTATAATTTCATCAACAACAACTGGAATAAGATTTCACCTATCGTCTATGGAGTGGCTGGAGCTATCTTATTTTATAAAGCCGTCACGACAGCGGTTTCGATTGCAACAACTATATGGTCTGGTGTGACATGGGCAATGACAGCAGCACAAGGAGCTTTCAATGCGGTTTTAGCTATATCGCCGCTAGGCTGGGTAGCTATTGCAATTGGTGCGGTTATAGCAGTTGGAGTATTACTTTATAAAAATTGGGACACGGTTAAAGAAAAGGCGACGGCCCTATGGGATTCCCTGACCGGTGCATGGACCGGTATTAAAGATGGGTTCAAGGATATGTGGACTGGGATGAAGGAATCTGCAAAAGGTGGCGTCAATTTCATTATCGAAAAATTAAACGGTATGATTGAAGGATTTAATAATTTTGCCAGCTATAAAATTCCTGATTGGGTGCCCGGTGTAGGTGGGAAAGGGTTCGGAGCTAACATTCCAACAATACCTCAATTTGCAAAGGGTACTAGCTATGCTCCTGGCGGACTTGCACAGATTAACGAGTGTGGTGGGGAAATTGTTGACCTACCGAATGGTAGTCGAGTATATCCTCATGATAAGTCTATTCAAATGGCGCGTTCGGAAGGCGGAGTCGTGATTGAAAATATCACAATACAAGGTACTAATTTAACGGTTGACCAAATTGCGAATGAATTAGTAGCAAAAATTAGAATGCGGTTAGCAAATATGTGAGGAGGTTGGATAAATGGACATATTTTTAAGTGTGAATAATCGTGAACAAATTATCCAACTGCCTATTGTTCCGTCTGAATTTAGGATTCAAAGTCCTATCAATAATGAAACGTTTACCACAATCAATCAAGGTGACATTAAGTTGTTTGGTGAACGGGGTTTGAAATCACTTATTATTGATTCTTTTTTCCCAAACAAGGACTATTCTTTTGCTCGAGATAAAACATATAAGGGTTGGGAATACGTAGAAATTATCGAAAGCTGGATAGAGAGGAAATTACGTGTACGTTTAATTGCAACTGGATCTCCTATTAATTTAGTCATGACAATCGATGATTTTGAGTATGGTGTGCAAGATGGCTCTGGTGATATTTATTATTCACTAGTCCTGTCCGAATTCAAGGACATCAAGCTACAGAAAAAGAAGGTGACATAATGGCGCATGAATTATGGCTTGTGAAAGATGCTACCATGACGAATATCACACCTTTAATTGGTACTGTCAGTTGGCGTGGAAATACGGCTGAATTAGGTGATGAAATTTCATTTGATATCGCTTTTAATGATGTGACGCATTTTCCGAAAAATCCTTGTGATATTGGGGATATGATTATTTTGAAAAATGGAGATTACGAGATTACTAGGGCATTGATTGTGAACGAGAGTAGGGACGGTAGAGGACCAATTGGTTATACAGCATTTGATTTTTCGTTTTATATTAATAAATCCAATGCTATCTACCAATTTAGAAAGATGCCTGCTGACCAATGTATTCGGAAAATCCTCAATGATTTTGGAGTCCCCATAGGTAACATAGTTTCTATGCCAGTTTCCATCGATAAAATATTTAACGATGTACTTGTAAGTGATATTATACGAGAAATCATCGATATCGCTGAAAAGAAGTTAGGTATCAAATATCTTATGGAAATGCGACAAGGGAAGATGTTTATTGAAAATCAAAATGACTTGTTAATCAAGGCATCATTCATCTTGGGCGGTAAGAAATACGACGCGATAGACGCCATCATGAACCCATCTCGAAAGCGCAGCATTTCCGAAATGGTTAACTCCATTCAAATAGTGGGGAACGACGACAAGGTAGTAATGAGTAAATCAGATGATGCAATGATCAGTAAATATGGCAAATTACAAAAAGTTGTGAAGCTCGACCAAAACGAAAAACTATCTGCAGCACAAATTGCACAAAATGAACTCAACGCATTATCTAAGATTACAGAAGAAATAAGTATTGAGTTAATTGGTGATGACCGTGTGCGTGCTGGGCGACTACTTGAAGTGGTCGAGCCGCTGACAGGTATCAAAGGTACCTATTTAATAAATGATGTGAATCACACGATTAGCGGAGGCATCCATACAATGTCACTGGGACTGGGGGTAAGATAATGACAGAAAAAGATGGTTTTACAGAGCTTGCATCGTTGTTTAAGGAACGTAATCAAAAGAGTATACCATCGATATCAACAGGTATCGTCATATCCTCACCACCAAACCCACAGATACGATTGAATGATGTTGTAATACTGCATAAAGAAAATCTCATATTTGCAGCGAGTATTGTAGCAGGGTACGAGAGAAAAATAAAGTTCAGTGATGTGAACTGTGGTCAAACGGCCATATCAAGCAATCATAATCACATAATAGAGCAGATTAATATCGACACCCTTGCGCGATGGACTGACACAATAGTAGAAGGTGATGAGGTTATTCTAGTTCCAGTTGGTGACAGTCAACTCTATTATGTCATTGACAAGGCGGTGAGGTTCTGATGCTACCAAAAATAACCGAGTTAGAATTTAATAAAGTACAACTTTCAGAAGACTTGCCACCTATCGGTAAGTCTTTTTTGTATGATTTTGATAAGGGACAATTTGTGTTAGTGGATGGGGGAATGGTCGAACTACACGGAATAGAATCGCTAAAAATGTGGATTATGAAAATATTGAAAACCGAACGTTTTAGATTCCGTGTCTATAATGATGTGGAATATGGAGTTACACTTGAAGAGTTGATAGGATCAAACTTACCTAGAGCGTTTGTGGAGGCAGAAATAAAGAGAGAAGTCACAACTTCCCTTTTACTGCACACCCACATTTCTGCTATAGAAAAATGGGATTTTGAACGTGATGGTAAATGGATGTACATTAATTTTCGCGTAATTACACCCGAAGGCGCATTTAAGCAGGAGGTGATGTTTAGTGTTTGAAAACAGAAACACCACAATAATCCATAATGAAATACTAGATGACATATCAAATCAATACGACAAGACAAATGGATCATTCATATTCGATGTCACACGCCCTCCAGCTAAACAATTTGAAAAAGCATATGAGTCAATGAATAAAGTTGCCAGATTAATCGATGTAGAAAATTTGCATGGGGAAGAGTTAGAAAAATTCATTAATCAACGAACTGGTCAAGAACGCCGACAGGCTACCCATGCAGTAGGTATTGTCGAAGTGGAAGGGGACGGATTAATACAGGTAGGAGATTTGTTTCAGACATTAGGGGGCGTCCAGTTCGAATCCACTGAAGTTAAACTAATACAGACAAATGGCTCGGTTCGTGTTCGTTCAGTATTGGCAGGTGATATAGGAAATGTGCCGGCCGGACAAATTACCGAGATGCCAGTTTCTTTAAGTGGCATCAATAAATTAACGAATCCAGCGCCAACAAGTGAAGGATATGAAGAGGAATCGGATGTTGAATTACGCCAACGCTATTACGAACGTGTTCAAACACCGGCAACTAGCGGGAATATCTATCACTATCGCAATTGGGCGAAGGAAATACCTGGTGTCGGTGCTATTCGAGTCTTACCTTTGTGGAACGGCGATAATACCGTGAAAGTTATTATCATCGATTCCAACTTGCTACCGGCAAGCAATATATTAGTAGAACAGGTGCAGAATCATATTGATCCAGGGAGTACTGGATTAGGTGAGGGAGAGGCACCAATTGGCGCATTTTGTACCGTAGTTAGTGCACTAGCTAAACCAATTGATATCAACTTTAATGTTGTGATGGAAATCGGATATGATGAGCAACTAATCATCCAGAACGTTTCGGACAAAATAATTACTTACTTGAAATCGATAGCTTTCAAACAAGCTTTCGTGTCATATGCTCAAATTGGTGGAATGATACTTGAAAGTGCGGGAGTAGTGGATTATACGCATTTAACCGTGAATGGAGATGTTGTGAACGTTTCAGTTTCTGATGATGAGGTCGCAATAATTGGCGGTGTAACAATTGATTCTTGATGAGATGATTCGCAGTCTTCCATTGTATGAGCGGAAGAATAAAATTTTTATAGAAATATTCGGTGCTGAAGTTAGACAATTTGAACTAATGGATGAGCAGATTAGCGATATCCGAAAGCAATTGATTGTTGATACAGCTACATGGGGTTTGAAAATTTACGAAAAAGAGTTGAAAATCATCGTCCCCACTAATAGCACATTGGAAAGTAGGCGGGCTGCTATTAAAGCAAAATGGCGGTCAGGAGGTAAGGTGGACAGGATGTTGTTGGAATCAGTCGCATCTGCTATTTTGCAAACCGTTGTGAAAGTAGAATTTGATGGTCGTGTCGTTTTTTATTTTGATGCAAGCAGAAGTGAAGTAAGTAATTTCGGTGTTTTTAGAAAAATAATAAATGAAATTAAACCTGCCCATTTGCCTCTACAATTGGAGGCCCGTTTAAGGTCCTTTTACATTGAATTATCTAGCCTGCGTTATAACTACATTAATCCTTTACCAGTGTGTGGTGCTATTTTTACAAATGGCATGCCAGGTACGCAGAAAGCTACTGCACTTGATTTAAGTCGATTAAATTACACATACCCTGTGCAAATGCCAATCACAGGAGAAATTTATACAAATGAGGTGATGTATGAATGGTAAGCCGTATTGTAATAGACAGAACCCTTGAATTTTTAAAAAATATGCAGAAGAAAGCAGTTGTCACAATTGATGGGGTACAACAGGAAAAGGAGTTTCATTCGCAGCTCATCGAAGGGGATGCAATTAAAACATATGTTTATCTTGATGATGGACATGGAATCGTCACCGAAGCTAAGTTAGTAGATGAGCACGGTATCGAACTAGATAGGTATGAAACATCAATACAGCCGAGCGAAGATGGCTTAATGATTGTCTTTACATTACAAGTTTCGTTGAAGGGAATGTGATATTTTTGAAATTTACAAATGACTATCAATTGTTGAATTGGAAAGATCGTATTTGGAAAATTGGTCCCGGGGGCAAACTGATTCAAAAAACAGATGAAAATGGTCAACTTATTTTAAATCCCATATCAGGCCAACCAGAATATGAAACAATCGAAGATGGCACCCGTGTATCGGCCAGTCGATTAAATCATATGGACCAGGGCATTTATATGGCACATGAACTTCATATTGAACTAGCGGCGTTAGTACGCCGTATGCAGGTTCAAATGGAACTTGATGGACGTGTACCAGGCAACTCTGGAACCTTTTCAGACACTCTGGACGGTAGCACAAATAAAATCACATTAGATACAGCGCAGACAGATATTACTGAGGCTGTTATTGCTGGCACAACAGTATTGCCAGTAGCAAACACCGCAGGCTTTACAGCATTTACGCAAGTCACTGTTTTTGACGATGAACACGGTGAGGACGTGTTGATTACAGCTATCGACACAGAGGCAAAAACTATCACTGTACAAGCTTTGCAAAACGATTATAAAAAAGGTGCAAAAATAGCGCGTAGCAATGTCGCTATTGACACAACGCTCGCTGAGATGGCTGTCGGAGATTGGCAGACATATAGTGTTGAGCTAGTGGAGGTGGTTTAGTGGTTAATTATTACTGGGATAGGTATCAAGCGACTCCAAACTATTCGTATTCTACAGAAGAGTATAATCCCTCTACTAAAGGCGGAGATTATTCCATTTCTAGTGCAGGTACAGATGCAAATATACTTGCGAAATTTATAGATCATTTACAACTTTTATTTTATAGTACTTCGGGGGCTCAATTTGCACGACCTACCGAAGTAAATTTTTACACGAATGCAGTAGCGTCAGCTGGAGGTGTTTCGCTAGGTGGAACAAGATACCCAGGTACTAAAATTTTGAAAGACTTCGAAAATGCAACCACACCATTCAAATTGTATAGTATGGCTATGTATCGAGCGTACGGTGCATCATCGTATGTTGAGCAGATAGTAGTATTTAATCTTACCAAGACATCATCTTCAATAATGCGTGTAACAAGTGTATCATTTGTTCGAAGTAAAAGTACCTTAACATCTTATACACAAGGTGCTCTAGTACAAGCAAATGTCCAAGCGGATTATAACGCGTATACTCCTAATGCACGCAATGCAGATGGTTATTGGTATGTACGTAAAGGTATTGTCAATACAGCGCCAAATAAGGTGCAGATACCAGCACAGACTGTACGAAAAAATACAACAGCAAGTATCGCGCTATCGAACTACTTTAGCGATGCGGAAGGCAATACTTTAACCTATACTACTTCATCCAGTAATACCAATATTGCAACAGTAACGCTAACAGGTAGTACATTAACCATTACAGGTAAAGCAATTGGGGTAGCAACTATCACTGTTACAGCAAGCGATGGTAGCTTGTCTACATCTCAAACATTTAATGTGACAGTGGCTAATACAATACCGACGGTTGCGGTTACACAACCGACTGCGAATGTAACTTTGTACGAAAATGATTTACTGCAGGTCACTGGCTCTGCATCTGACATAGACGCCAATCAGTCAATTACAATATATGCCCAAGTCAATAATGAGCAACGTATTGTCCTTAATGTTGGTTTAAGCAATGCACCTGTCACATTTAACAAGCAGCTTAAATTTAAAGGCGGAGTTTTATACGATGGTGAAACACTAATCACAGGCAATTTAACGGATGGTACACCGCATACACTTAAAATTTGGGCGCAAGATGGTGATGGAGCACAATCTACTATCACGGAGCGCGCTTTTTATGTTGTACCGAATAGACCGCCTGTACTAACGATTGATTCAGTGCAACCAAGTGGCATTATTGATAATGACAAATTTATTATTAGTGGTGAAGCTAGTGATCCAGATAACAATACTGTCACAGCGGCATATCGAATAAATGGTGGTAACAGTGTAGCATTAGAAATCACCGAGGGACATTGGGCTTTTGATATTGCACTGGCCCAGCTTGTTATTGGTCAAAATACAATCGTCATTGAGCTTGTAGATAGCTATAATTTTAAAGTGTCTAAAACCATCAAACTCAATAAAAACGAAGTCAAAACGCCTATTTTGCAATCCGTAGCTCGCTATAAAATCGAGCCACCGAAGGGAAGTGCAAAAGGCGTTTTATTGTGGATTCAGCGCGATGAGGGTCTCGATTTAATAGCGGAGCTGTCCATGACACTGCAAGGTGAGCAAGAGCAATACGTGACGCTCACAGCAGACCATACAGCGCCTGTTGCGTCAGGGGTCGTCGAAGATGAATTTTATCATGAAGCTGACGAACCGAAAAATAACATCATTTTAAAGCTATCTACTTCACGACCAAGCGTTGACGTTAATCATAAAATACATCTAATAAGTGGGGTGTTGGAGTAATGTTACGACGTAGACGATTGCAAGACGGCTCATTCGGTGAATTAGAGAAGCTAGGAGAAGGACTAACGGTAGATGAACAAGTAGCTGCGTTAGGTATGCAGTTGGCACAAGAAAAGCTTGCAAATATGCAAAAGGACATGCTCATTAATAGCTTAGGTGCTACAGTAACACAGCTCAAATTTGAAATCATGTCCTTGAAAGGAGGTGGAGAATAATGCAATTTTGGCAAATCGCTTTCATGTATAAATGGGTGACAGCTGAACAGTTAAAGCTGGCCGTAAAAACAGAAGCTAATCCATTCGGAGAGATTACACCTGCACAGTACAAAGAAATCACTGGGCAAGAGTTTTAATGAAAATCCCAAACGCTTGGGAGTTTGAAGGATGCGCATTTGCGTGTCCTTTTTATTATGTCAAAAGGACGTGTTCGAATGGAGAAATATATAGCGCTAATTAGCGGCGTTGTAGGAACAGTAATATCTTATTTAGTTGGTGGTTTAGGCATGGCCGTAACAGTACTTATTGCCCTTATGGCGTTAGATTATGTAACGGGTCTTATGCAAGCCGCTGTGAATCAATCGTTAAACTCCCGTATAGGGTTTAATGGCTTCATCCGTAAAATTTATTATTTATTAATGGTAGCATCAGTGTATTTAATTGCCCTTGTAATACCCGGTATCGGATATGCTGGCGATGGCGCAGCCATATCTTTTTGTGTATTGGAGTTTATTTCTATCACAGAAAATGGCACGAAGATGGGGCTGTGGATGCCGAAATTTATCCAAAACTTATTGGCTGTTGTTAAAGATAAAACAGGAGAGGGTGGTGCAAAATGAGTGTAACGTTAACGTGCCGTGACTTAGCCGAGTTATTACCCGCAGCACAAACAGCCTGTCGTTTGCTATTTCAAGAGTGTTACAAAGCAGGCATACGTAATATTTTCATCACCGAAACATACCGCTCTCAGGAACGCCAAAATTATCTTTATGCGCAAGGGCGAACTAGACCAGGCACAATTGTTACGTGGACGCTGAACAGTAACCATAAATCGCGTTTAGCGTGGGATATTGCAGTTGCCCCGCCTCAGTCGCTGTATGACGTTAATGTATTAAATAAAGTAGGTGCAATTGCACAAAANTAACCATAAATCGCGTTTAGCGTGGGATATTGCAGTTGCCCCGCCTCAGTCGCTGTATGACGTTAATGTATTAAATAAAGTAGGTGCAATTGCACAAAAGCTAGGCATTACGTGGGGCGGTCAAAAAAGTTGGGTTGCTGCAGGTAAAACGGACCGTCCACATTTCGAGGTATTACCAACGTGGCAAATACCAAAAGGTTACAAGTTAGAAGGTACTGTCATTGTTCCATCGAATAGTAAGCTACAAGTTCAGTTAATTGTAGCGGATCCAAAGGAGGGAATACCAATGTCTCAAATATGGAATCCGGGAAGTCCAGCCATGCAAACAGCTGCAGAGGCTTTTTTAGCGCAAGCCGCAAAAGATGGTATCATTCAAGATTCACACTTAAAGGACTTGCAAAACAAGCAGATGACCACTGACCGTTTATTAGGTTTGTATGTAACGATTGACCAGCGACGCAGTGTTGCAAAATAAAAAATATGCCCAGGCTCATTGAGTACCTGGGCAGTGAAACTTAATCATCATAAGGACGATATTTCTGACGTAATAATTCAAGCTCTTCTTTTTTCTCCAGCAGCATACTTCTCAAGAACATCTTTGGTTGGTCTTTGACAGCAATCAGTTTACCACTTTTCACGAGCTGCCCGAGGCGAGCTTTTGATATGTCTAGTATTTCGGTAGCTTCTGCTGCTGAAAGTAGCTCTTCGTTTAAAAACTCCAGTAGTTCTTCAGTTGATGCAAACTTATATTCCACATTATCCAC